TAATCTAAACGGTCATTCATATCCTTTATAACCTTCATTACTTCTTCATGCCTACATATCGGACACCCGAAACCTTGTAGGTGTTCAAAAGGTGTAGCCAAGAAGTCCCCATGATCAGGGCAACCTATAGTTATGTCGTCATCCATAACTACGTAATCTTTTTTTTCTCTACTCATATGCAATCTCCTAAATTACTAAGTGTAGACATTATATACTTTATACAATAAAATACAATTTACATATTTTATCAGTAAATACTTTAGGAGAGTACTATGGATATACGAAAAGAACTGGATGCTATTATTGAGACATCCACCAACAATCTACATGACCATGTAGAACGAGAGATTACAAAGGATAAATTAAACTATACTTTGTTTCACCTTCAGACAAACATATCTGAACTAGCCCAATGCATCAAAGAAATAACTGATGCACTTGAAAAACTAGAGGAGGCATCATGATAGAAATAGATCAAAGAAATGACCAATGTGCATACATAAAGGTTGGAAACATAACCGTATATGTAGAAGATTCAGAAGCCGCACCAGAGTATGTTCACGTTTGGAGGAATAGAAATGTAGAGCTATTCCTAACAAGTGATGGAGAAGTGGAAATAAATGGAGGAACCAAATGAACGAACTACCAGAAATATTAGAAAACCAAGAACACGTAGTCTTGGGAGACGCAGTTTATTTTCCAGATATGGAACATAACTTTTATCATGAAGCTCCAGGTATATCATCATCAAACATAAGAAGGTTTGGACAAAGCCAGCTCCACGCACTTGAAGAAGAAAACGAGACGACACCAGCTATGAAGTTTGGGACCGCCGCACATTCTTTGATTGTTGAAGGAGAAGAGGCCTTTGTTAATGATGTAGTTTGCCTAAGTGGATCTCCATACACCAACGCCAATAAAGAGCTAAAGAAGGAGTATGAAGATAGAGGGCTAACCGTTATATCATCTAAGGATAAAGAAACCGTATACAGTATGCGAGAAGCCTTGATACCAGAAGGACACAAACATTTGTCAGCAGTACAGGGTGAATATCCAGAAGTATTTAACTCTCCGTTTGAAAGAGCGATCTTTTGGTGGGAAAAGGATCTATTACTGAAAGTTAAATCTGATGTGCTTAGATACCCCTTAGATCCATCTAGCGATCCGAAATCTATAATCTTGGTTGATTATAAGACTACTACCGATTGTTCTGTTAGAGGCTTTACATCATCCATTAGGAAGTACCAATACGAACTACAAGCAGCTTGGTATAAACGTGGATATGAAAGGGCTGGGTTCAACGTGGTTGACTTTATTTTTGTGGCACAAGAAAAGAAGAAACCGTATGCAAGTAAGATCTTCAAGATGAAACATGAGGACATGACATCTGGCTGGTTAAAGCTGGAGCATCTGCTGGGTGAATACAACGCAGTATTAAACGGTAAGGAAGCCACCATATACAACTCACCTAATATAGTTAACGTAGATCTAAAAGGCTGGGGTGAAGAGTAATGAAAAAGAAAGTATTTTCAAAAAGAAACTTAGAAATATTAGATGAATGGAACAATGATTATGACTCTACACTACAAAGTATTGGAAATAAATATGGGCTTAGTAGGGAACGTGTAAGACAAATTTTATTTATGGCAAAAAAACGTGGTTTGAATGTAGAAGAATCTGTAGAAAAAACAAAATTAAGAAATGAAATAAAAAAGGAAGGTCTTATAAAAGAGATAAATATAGGATTAAGACATTACGGCACATTAAAATACTTTGAATGGCGCAAGTTATATTTAAAACAATATTCTAGACCTTCTAAAGAATATCAATTTCGTAGTAAAATTTTAAAAGAAGTTTTGTTAAAAAGATGGAATGAAGATTTAGATCCTTTATTTAATTTTCATATTTCTATTAATTTAAAACCTATGCATTACCAAATTTTAGATCTTAGAAAATCAGGCAAAACTTTAGAGCAAATAGCTAAAATAATTAACAGATCAATACCATTAGTTTCGCGTTATTTGAGAGATTTACATGAGCATGATCTTTATGATTATTCTAATGAAAAACAAAGAGAGGCTGTAAGTCACGATAATTTTGTAATTGAAAAAAATCTTAATCGTATAAGAGATGAATTGCGACAAGGTAAATTTCTGAGTGAAATAAATATAAAGCCAGGCGTAACCAACTTTGGAAAAGAAACTGTAAGACATTACATAAGAAGACATTTTCTTTACCCATATTATGTAAATCAAAAAAAACAAACAGAAAAGGTTAACGAAGCAATAATTCGTTTAGCGTAAGGAGGTATAAAATGAGTGAAGATTTAGTAAAACAACCACCTCACTATACTAGGGGTGAGATAGAGTATATAGAGGCTATGAGATCTATGCTTACGGCAGAAGAGTTCAAAGGTTTCTGTAAGGGCAACGCAGTTAAATATATATGGAGAGAAGATCACAAGGGATCTAACATCCAGGATCTAGAGAAGGCCGTTGTATATCTTAACTGGGCTATTGATAATCTAAAGAATATGTAAGTATGGACGCTAAAAGAAAAGCTCAACGAGCAAGAATCAAAGCATACGAAAAAGGTAGAGCAAAGTACAATTTAAGTATCATGCGACTACCTGATTTTTGGAAATGGGTTAAAAGAATATACCCTGAAGAATTAGGCAAAACTGTAAAGCTAGCCAAATGGTCAAAAGAAATATCAAAACAAAAAAAAGGGGCATAAAGCCCCTTTTTCTTTTCTACACTTAGAAGGGAGGTTTATCACCTACCAAAGTTGGTTTCAATTCTGAAGGTTCCATCTTAATGATTTTAGTCTTATTAGATGTAACTTGTTCACCTTCTTTGTTTGTCCAAGTATCTTCATACTGTCTGATACCAAGTCTAAGTTGCTTACCGATAAAATCTTTTGCAAGATCCGGTAGCTTCTTAAATCCAACAACAATAGCAAGACGACTAAATATCTCACTCGCTATTCTTTTAGAATCCTTATTAGCAGACCAAAGGTTGTACCATTCATTATGGTCGCGATATTTACCACCATCAATCTGAAAGGTTATTTTCTGAGTCCAATTACCGCTATCCGCTTTATACTTCTCAGCGGCAATTATCTTAGCCTCATACTCACCAGTTGGAGCAACCTCGGGACCTTTCGATTCCATTTGCTCCGCATTTTCGAAAAAATCAACATCATTAAAGTCTGACATTATGCACTCTCCTTATTTTCAATATTAATAGAAAACCCTAACTTCTCGATTAGGGCAGTTAGATTAGGTTCCTCGAATTTATCGAGTTTACCGCTACGATCTTTCGCTGTGTAACCTCCATGTATTCGTGTTTGTAAAGCCCTCTTAATTACAGAATCACCATTTTCATCAACGTCATCATAAACACGTAATGCTAAGACTTCATCAAAGAAATAAGTTATTGCCTCACCAAGAGGTTTACTTGCCATTTTAGGACCAAATAAAAATATGCCATCATTATTTTCTTTACCTTCTTTGCAAAGAAATAATACGTGCATATCTAAATCCCTAAATGATCTCATAAGACTCGTAACGGCTTCACTTACGTTCTGGTAAGCCATTCTTCCATCTTTATTTTTTGTTTTCTCATGTACCAGTAAGATCTCTGAAATCTCTGAAACTGAGTCTAAACACACGCTATCAAAGGATAGTTCGCCAGATGAAAGAGCTTCATAAACTTCTCTTAAATCTTCAATACTAGAAACCTCAATAGCAGATACATTAGGTGCATCTTTGATAGAAAGCAATCCAGCCTCCGCACTTATGACTAATACTTTGCCAGGCATACTTTGTGTTGAGTATGTTTTTCCGGCTCCCGCTTGACCATAAATGAGAAGCTTTGCTCCTTGTTGATCCACCATTTTATCTGGTGTTTTTATCTTATCTTTTAAGCTCATAATCTACCCTCCTTATATATGTGTAAAAATGAACTTGTAAATTATAACCTGTGAAACTACAATATGTAAATCATATTATTTAGGAGATGTATATGAAAAAACAAATCGACACAACTTGGCTTGCAAATTATTATTTCAGGACCAAAACTTTAGCAACAAATAAATTGAAGGAGTTAGATACGATGGGCGTTCAACCTAATCACAAAGAAAGAAAAATAGATCATTACACGTTACCTGTTTACATTAAATTTCTTGGTTATAGAAAAGCCGCAGAAGATTTCAACTGTTCAGAAGCAACATGCAAAGCCTGGAGGTATGGATATAGGCAACCGTCAATAGCACAAGCCAAACAAATAATAAGGGCTACTGAAGGAAGATTAGATTTTGAATCTATCTACGGATCTATATCGGATATATTAGAGCAGGAATAGCATGTTCCAGCTCAATATTACCGAGGATGACTCGTCCTTGGATATTGCTCTGGCTTATTATGATGATGGATATAATGTAGTACCGTTACAAAGATCTAACAAAAAACCACCACCATTTTTAAAAGGCTGGGAACAATATAAGGAAACAAGACCTGAGAGGGAACTTGTAGAGTCTTGGTTTAAAGATAGGGATAACCTAGTAGTAGCCTTAGTCTGTGGCAAGTTTGTTGTTGTAGATGCAGATTCACCTGAAGCTATGGATTGGGTAGAAAAGAATCTACCAGCTTGCCCGTTTAAGGTCATTACAGGCAAGGGTATGCACTACTATTACAACAACCCAGAAAACTACACTACGTTCGCTACAAGACGAACAAACACAACTCCTATAGAAAGATTAATTGATATTCGTGGTGTGGGTGGCCTTATTATTGCACCATACAACCGTCATGCTAATGGTCAGGTATATAAGCCTGTCATGATTCCAGATTGGAAGATCTATGACCATACAGATCTTCCAGACTTTACCGAAAAAGAATTCTTACAGATAACAGGCGTACCCAAAGTTGAGAGCAGTAAACAAACGGCACCCTTCTCATTAGATGGAGTATTGGAGGGGTCTAGAAACGATGGAGCCGCAAGGATAGCTGGATACCTTATATCTAAGAGTGTAAACCTAGAGTTTGTAAGAGTATTCCTACAGAACTGGAACAAGAACAATAATCCACCTTTACCGCAGAAAGAAATAGATTCTGTTGTAGATAACGTCAAAAAAACACATGATCGAAAAAATCAAATAGCTCCCTTATTTACACAATCAACTGAGAATATAAAAAGACCAGAAGATCTATTTTCACCACCTGGATTACTGAAGAACATGTTTGAGTTCTGTGAGGATATTGCACAAGTGCCACAACCGGAACTATCTTTAGTTGGAGCTTTGGCATTAGCTAGTGTGACCTGTGGACGTTTATATCGGACCAACATGAATAACTTTTCAAGTATGTACTTTATGGGTGTTGCAAAGTCAGGACAAGGTAAGGAAAACATCAAGACATTTATAGAGTCTGTGCTTAATGCCTCAGACCAAGAAAAGCTCGTTGTGGGTGATGGATATACATCTAGCGGAGCCGTACATTCTGTTTTGAAGATCAGACCTACCCAAATAACGATTATGGACGAGTTTGGGAAACGTTTAGAGGCAATTAGTAATGCGGGTAACACTAACAAAGAAGATGGCATACAGACGCTTATGGAGGCTTGGGGAAGGTGTCATGGGACTCTACGACCAGATAATTACTCTTTGATGGCCGTACAGGAAGAATATAAAGAGAAAATGATGAACAGGGTGACATATAAGCCAGCTATTACATTAGTTGGATTATCAGTACCTAAGAATTTCTATGGAGCTTTGAATAGCGGAAGGATAGCAGACGGTTTCCTTAACCGCTTTGTAGTAGTTGAATCTAACGAACCAAGACGTGTTGGAGATTTAAAGAAATATACAGAACCACCAACAAACGTGGTCAACTGGGTTAATTATGTGCGTAGATTGAAAGGTACATTATCAGACGCATCTAGAGATAACGCAGAGCTTGATATAGCACAAACCGTATTAGAGTTTGATAGGCAATCAGAAGAGCTATTACAAGACTTTGCAAGGGAGATAATTAAACGACAAGACATACTAGAGAAAGATAACTTAGAACCATTACTTAGCAGATCTAAGGAAAAGGCTATGAGGTTATCTTTGCTTTGTACGTTAGCTTCAAATGCAGATGCAAAAAAAATAACGGCAGATATAACCAAATGGGCTATAGATTACATTAGATACTACGACCTTATGTTTATTGAGGCTTGTAGGGATAAGGTAGCTAGTTCTGCAACAGAGTCTAAGATCAAACAAGTATTGTCATACATTAGATCTAGGAATGGTGAAGGCATATCTAAAAGAGAGGTAGACAGGCATGAACTGTTTAGAAGTATGAAGTCTTATGAAGTAAAAGAAATAATAGAGCGGTTAAAAAATGCTGGAGAAATCCAGGAGATAGAAATTAAAGTTGGGGGTAAAGGGAGACCAACCAAAAGGTTTGTTGCCGTAGATCCTAACTTCTTTGAGGAGTGAACATGAAAACACCATCATTTGAATCAATAGACGATCAAAAGAGAGAGGAGAGAGTAGCTGGATTTTTAGAAGGTCTTTGGGGAGTTAGTTGTCATAAGTTACCAGTCAGTTATTCATTAGATTACTGGATAGAATCAGTAGAAAAAAGTTATTGGTGTGAGGTCAAATGCCGCACCTTTTCTTTTGATAAGTACGATACGTTAATTATATCTACAAAGAAACTAAGAAAAGGATCTTCATTTGCATTAGCAACCGGAGTACCGTTTATTATTGTTTATGCTATGACAGACGGTTTATACATGCACGAGTGGAAAGAAGATCATGTTTATGATGTAAGAATGAATATAAGTGATAACCCTACATATGATGAAGACAACGAACCTTACATACATATACCGCAAGAAGACTGGGTATGTTTGTCAGATAAACCTTTAGGAATGGACCGTAACGAAATAGGCTTCTAACCTAACCTAGAAGGCCTACCAAATAATTGTTCGTCTAATGCTAATCTATCCTCAGATAAAGGACTTAGCGTTGGCATTTGAGTCCCTGATACGTCAGGCAAAGGAATACTAGGACTTGGGACCTGTGTAGTTCTTAAAGACTGTTGTGCTTCTTGTTGCAGATCTTGTGTTTCTGATATTGTATCTTTTATTAAATCTTTTACAGGGTTAAGTAATTCTTCTATACCCGCTGCATCATAAGCACCATCCATGATCCCACCAGCAACTTCTCCTGCTTCTTCAGCTTCCATACCTAACTGCCTTACCAAAGTTTGTCTTAGTGCTTGTTCTGTCATGTCCAAGGCCGTCATGATAGATCCTTTGTCTGTCTTTGCTACTATAGAAACAAAACTTGGTGATGCAAACAATCTTCTAGCTACTGCTAATCCTAATACTGAAGGTAATACCGCTATAGGATTTAAAGCCAAGCTAGCACCAATACCAGCAGCTACCAGACCACCAGCCGCTCCGCCTCTGCCAGCTTCTTGTTTGGTTAATGTGTCTAGTTGCCTTTGGAAGTTTCTTAAACCTTGTGAAAGCTCTTTTCCAAACATAGCCTCTAAAGTTTCATCACCATAAGAGTCTAATGCTGTTTTAAGATTACCAGCCTTAAATAGATCTGTGATTCTGCCCTTGCCGTTTATGTCTATAGATTTAGATAAAAGCTTCTGCATACTGGCCTGTTGTATGCTGGTGAATACTTCAGGACTAACGGTATTTTTTAATATCTCTATGTTTGCATTTGCATTTGGCCTAAATATTATATTAACCGTTTCATCTATACCTTTGAGAGGTAGATCTGATATAGCTCTGTTAGCTTCAAGCTTCAATCTTTCATCAGATGCTTTGGCTAATTCTTTAAGACCTTGAACAAAAGCTAAACCTTGGTCACTTGCGCTTAGACCTTTTCTTTTTGTTGTGAAGTCATTAACAAGATTTTTAATATCTTGTGGTTTGATTCTTGGACCAATTTTATTAACTTGTTCTATAGTATCTCTAACAAGTTTAGCTGTATTTTTTCCTGTAGCTGTATCTGTAAACAAAACATCTAGCTTGCCTGGATAATCTCTTTCAAACTTTTTAATCTCTTTTGCAAACTGAGTAAAGTTAATTGATTCGTCTACAACATCTGTAGATGCTCTAAACGCATCAGCAAACAATCTTTTCTTTAGTTGTGACTTTAAAGTTCTTTCTGCGGTAGCAGGCTTACCTGCTTGCACCATATAGTTATCGTAGTCTTGCAGAGCTTTAAATATGTCCTCTAGATCTCCTCTTTCGCCATTTAAAATAACTTTTTTGTAAACTTCATCTGCGTTATGCGCACCCTTCTGTGAATTGGATATTATTTTTTTAATCTCTAACCTATCAAAAGGTGCCATCCTTTCTGCCGCAATTTTATTAGCCTCTCTAAGTTGTTTTATTGCGTTATTTACTTCTCTTACTGCTTGTCCTTCTAACTCTATAACGTCATCACCCAAACCTGCTGCTTTTATATTTTTAGCTAGTTGTACGTTAAACTGCTCTACACCTTCTATTTCTAGTTGAGTAAGGATACTGTCAGGCTGACCAGGTATAAATATCTCACCATTTTGACTAACTCTAGAATCATCAAGCTTACGCATGATTTCTATAATCACTTTTCTTTCTGGACTTGCTTCAAGTGTATCTCTAGAAATAGTGTTTAGTTTTGAATAAGCGTTTCTAACGTGAGCTAAATTAACTGGCCCTCCTCTGGCTACATCATTTTGGAACTCTAATAATGCGCTTTCTATCTTTTTAACAATACCGCCGTCTAACTCATCTCGGTTGTTGACACCCCAAAAATAATCAGCATCTTTGTGTTGTTTAATTAATTTAAGAGAATCATCAATATTTTTATTTATAGTATTTCTTACAACTCTATCTAATGTTTGTGCCTTCAATAATTCTACGCCTGACTTACCCTCAGTTGAAGTCAGCTGTTTGAACATACCGTCAACAGCTCTGTATTTTGTACCTAGATCAATCATTACTTCTCGTCTAGCTCTACCTAGATTGTCTTGAAGTATTTGACCTAAAGCTCCTCTGCCAGGTGCATCTGCGTAATTGCCAACTTCTATAGCATCATCTACTACATCATCTAAAAGCTTACGTAGTTGTTGTGTAACCGTTTGCTCTTTTAACCTAAGAGCCTGTAAGCTGGCTTGTACTTGTTCGTCTAGACTGCCTTTGGTTGCATCAGATATAGACTTTTGTAGTAGTGCGTTTTCACCACCAATTTCTCCAAGTAAATTATCTATCTCAGCTCTAAGGTAAGCTGCGGTTTCTTTGTCTCTTGTATTACCTAATACCTGTTCAGAAATATCTTGTAACCTACCAGGTAATTTAGCTCCTAGAGTCGCTTGTGATGCTATACCTTTGAAATCAAACTTTGCTACTCTGCCGTCTCTTACTGCTTTTGCTATTTGTCTTTCTGTTGCTTCTTTACCTAGTTGTGCATCTAGTTTTAGTATGTCTGAAGCAGATCTACCTAAAGCCATTTGTCTGTTTAATCTTAAATCTGCCGTTGGTGCATTTCTTCCTAAAAGTAATTTATATCCTAACCCAAAAAGTTCACCTATACCTTGACCGACAGAACCAAACAAAAACTCACCACCAAATAAATCTTTGAGTTCATCTCTTTCTTGTAATTGAAATCCCTCTTGATAATCTAAAGCTTCTTCTCCTGCTTTACCTACGGCTGAACCAGTACCGGCTGCAAACATTCTAGCTATACGATCTCTGCCGCCAAATAAAGATGTAAGGCCTTTTATGACTCTAGCTTGTGGCAACATAAAAGTTATTGCTCCAGTTATAGGACCTGCAATACCGGCAAAGTCTGCAAGATCTCCAGTTTGCAAACCAAAATCATTTTCATCAATAACGGTATTTAAGGGTATTGAAGTACCGTCACTAAGCGTTCTGTTTTGTATTGGTAGGCCTAGTTCTTCTAATCCTACTGGAGTCAGAGCAACCTGTCCTTTTGTATTTCTAGTAAAGCCTGAAGATCCTACAAAGTTTTCTAATACGGTTTCTTGTTCTCTAGGTGTCTCTGCTCTTGATAACTGCGCTCTAAGGTTTCTTAAATCACCTTCACGTTCTGTACCTTTATCAACTAACCTTTCAAACTTGCCTTTTACCCCTGTATCGTAATCAAAATAAAGTTTGTCGTAAAAAGGTGAAGTAGCCCCAGTAGCTATAATAGCTTTTACTTTTTTCTTAGCTTCGTCTTCGGTATCTGCATCTACAAACTCAAATACACCATCAGAAATATTTACTTTGTATCTAGGCATTATAAGGTTGTTTCTATATACCCAGTAGCGTTGCTACCTAGTCTATAGTTTTCAATATCATCAAAATTAAATTTAAGTATTCTGTCTATTAAAGGTATATTGGCAAATACAACTTGAGATGGATAGCCAGATTCTTTAAGTGCATTAGATCTGTTAATAATCGTATTTTGTTCTTTTCTCATACTCTCAATAATATTTTTTCTACTATTTTCAAGTTTCTTTTTTAACTCCGCAGGCGATGTAAATACATTTACACTACCAAATATTTTAGCAACTATGTCTCTGTCAAGATTTGAAATAGTTTTACCAGATTCTCCTAAAATATCTCTTACGGATCTTTGGGCTGTAACATCTAAAATTAATTGAGTTCTTTTAGGTGCTGATAGGTTGTTCCAATCTTTTTCTCCCATGCCAGCAGCAGCCCTTAAATCTTCACTTACTTTTGTTATAAAACCCCTTACACCAAAAGCATTAGGATCATTTATGTCTTCATTAATTATTTGGTTAATATCACTAATAATTCTTTCGTCTTCATCAAACTCTCTTAACGCTTGAATAAGAGTATCTTCAAATTCAACATAAGTTTTTATTTTATCTTTGTTATAAGCACCCTCTCCGGCAGCTTCTAATGCTGCTTCAGCTTGAGCAAGTCTTAGTTTAGATGCAAAGTCTCTTTCTTCTTGTTCGGCCATCAACTCTCTAGCGGCTCTCTCTTCAGCGGCCTTAGATGCACCAAGAGATAGACCTGCTCCCATTTGCCCTGTTCTGGTAAGTTCTCCACCAACATTCCTAATAAAGTCTAAGAACCTATCAGATCCAAAGAATCCTGGTTCTTCTAGTTTTCTAGTAACGGCATCTTTTTCTGTTTCTGGTTTACCTATTGGCATGATAGGAGCTAAAGGCTTAGTAGGGTCTTCTCCAGGTCTAATAGATTCAAAAAGTTCTTCAGCACCCTCTTTTAATTCTCCTGGTTTTAATCCTTCAAATTTTAATTCAGTATCCAATAAGCTATCAGCCTCTGTTTTGTCTACATCAACTTTCACCTCAATAGGTTTGATTTCATCTAAAAGATCTTGTATTTCAGGATCCTGTAATAATCTTGTTTCTGGCAGAGGATTGCCTTCTTCATCTCTACCTACTATTTCCATTTCTTGTTTTAACAGAGCTATATTGGACCCTTCATAATCATCAGGGCTTATGTTTCTAATTTCTACTATTCCTCTAGGTAACTCTCTAGGGGCTTGCTCGGTTACTTCTTGAACAACCGCTGTATCTACTACATCTGGTTTTACTAATTCTTCTATTTCTTCTTCAAAGTCTTGTATTTCACCCGATTGCGCTCTATTTAAGATAGCCGCTAATTCTGGATTAGAAAAACCTCTTCTTAATGATCCTGATCTATCAAAAAGGGGAGGTACAGTTTTTGCTTTAGCTTCTAATCCCTCTGCGGCTCTACCTATAAGTTCTGGAATATTTGTCGGATCTGGACGACCTTGGAATGGATCTACAACAGGCTGTCCCTGTCTATTGAATGGAAATCTCTCACTAACAAATAAATCTTGTGGATCTCCTTGATCAGCCATTAGCCCCCTAAATAACCCCACACCTCTTTCAGCACCTTCAAGGATTGTGTCTTTTGCAATACCACCTATATTTTCAAGACCTGAATAAAAATCTAGATAATCAGGCAAAGCTTTACCAAATTCTAAATTGTTTGGAGTAGTGCTAGATCCTCTAGCTCTTCTTTCTCCTACTACTCTACGAAACAATTCTTGTGTTGCAGGGCTATATTCAACATCTGGATTCTGTATTAATGCCGTAAGCTCACCTATACCCGCAGTTGATAAAACATCATAAAGTTGGTTAGAATCTAAAGGCACTAATTTTCTATCAGCACTTACATAATAGTAAGGGTTGGCTTCAGCTACACCACCATTAGCGAACATTTTTCTTTGTAAATAACTCATTAACCCGCTCTTGGTGGTTGTAATGCAGCATAAGCTGAGAAAGCAGCACCAAGACCTTGTGCGCTTGGATCAGGAGCCATACCGTATGTTGAATCAATTTGAGTTCTTGTTGCTTGATAGCCAGGTAACATAGAACCAATAGATTGTAGTGTTTGTAGAGGCCTCATCTGTTGTCCCATCTGTTGAGCAAACTGTCTACCAAGTCCTGTTTCTTGTATACCTCTAGAAGTAGCACCTAATCCCATCAATTCAGATCTTTGACCTCTTCCTAACGCATCAAGGGTTGTTCCTACGCCAGCTAATTGACCGCCATATCCTGCTAACTGCGCACCTAATCCAGATGCACCAGCGCCTCTTTGTGCGCCTATACCTAGTAAACCGCCAGCTAATCCTGCTCTAGCGGCTGCTTCGCTTTGCCCTAATCCTTGTAAGCTACTGGCTAAACTTTGACCGGCTCCTAGTCTTGATCTTGCAAATCCACCCAGGCCTTGAGCGGCTGCTCTTTCTGCTTGTCTTTGTCGTGCGAACTCACCAAGACCTGTCTGTTGTGCTTCTGAAAAACCTCTAGATCTAATGTTGCCTAAAGCTTCTGCTAATCCCCTTCCCAAAGATTCTCTTCTTTCTTCTGCGCCAAGTCTTGCTCTAGATCCAAAGGCTGATTCACCACCAGCAGATATGGCTTGCGCTCTGGCCGCTATATCTTGTTTTTCTCCAGCCTCCATTATGTCGTCTATGGTTTGTTGAACAACTCTATCCTCGTAAGGGTTATAAAATTGTTCTGTCATCATAGGATCGTAAGCACCTACAGATCCTCTTAATAAATCTTCTGATTCACCTATACGGTTTCCAAATTCATCTACCGCACCTGTTGCTACACCTCTAGCTTGTTGAATACCAGATAAAGCATCACCTAAACCTAAACCAAATTGCTCTTCGGCTCTTGTAAAGTATGGATCTTGTAATTGTTCTGCTCTTCTAGATTGTGCTATGGCTTCATCTATCAAACCTTGCTGTCTATCAAAAAACGGTTGAAATGAACCAAGACCTGCTTCGGCTCTTTCTCTTGCTAAAGTCTCTAATCTATCTAAACCAGCAGTTTGTTGTAGAGGCACATCAGTACCGATAAGGTTTGCACCTGCTTGCTGTAATTGATTAAAGAATCCAGGAGTGCCTTCGGTACCAAAATACAAAGCCCGTATTAACGGGTCCGTAAGAATTTCAGCGGTACGTTGTTCCTGAAGTACAGGATCTATTGTTTCAGCCATTATGCCATACTCCCAGATTTGTTATATTTTTCAAAAGTTTCCATAAGGTTAGTCATAACGTCTACACCTTTTTCTCTATTAGGTTTACTAGCAGCTATCAACTCGATACCTTTTTTTGTTTTGTTGAACTTAAATCCACCCGCTCCATTATTAGCTGCGGCTGTCATTACAAACTCACCATCACTAAGCATGGCTGGTATGTCATCAGATGTACCTGTTCCTGGACCAACTGACTCACCACCTTGACGCATATCAAGTTCTTTTACGGCCATACCGCCTTCGTTGAAGTATTGTCTACCGAATCCTATCGGCCCACCAAAAGATGCTTTCTTTCTTATACCCAAGTCAAATCCTGCAAATACAGGTGCTGGGTTAAGGTCTGGTCTTTTTGATTGTCTTATGTCAGTTAAACCACCTTCAGTCTTCTTAGCTGCATCTTTAACTACTTTACCGTATAACAAGGCAAGACCAGCCATTTTGGGATCTATACCACCAAAGCCTCCAGTTCCGGTACCGTCCCCAGATCCTCCACCAAGAAGATTGTAAATGCCACCACCTCCAGGATCTAATCCTAGTTGATCATCCATAAACTCTTGTATTGGATTTTGTTGACCAGGAGTACCGCTTATTATTCTACTCAAAACAGATTGGCTAGATGTAGTGCCTGGTATATTTAATGTTTGTCCTACCGATATAACATTAGGATCTGTAATTCCAGGATTGGCTTTCATGATCGCCTCTACTGTAGTGTTGTTAGCTTTAGCTATTTCAGAAAGGGTATCACCTGACTGTACCGTAGCGGTAGTTGGTGTGGCTTGTCGCATAAAAGGATTGTATCCTGCTCCACCTACAGCACCCTCAAGCTGACCTGTAACAACATTAAATTTTTGACCAGTACCACCTAGTAATCCACCATATCCTTGCTGTTGGTCGCTAGCTATACCTTGTAAAACATTACTTCCGTAAGCTAAAGGTGAAAATTCAGTAACTATATTTCCCGCAGCATCTTTAACTATATTACCTGCTGCATCAAGTTTGGCTACTTGACCAATATTTTTAAAAGCATCACCTAACTTAGCTGGATCTAAAATACCGGTTCCACTCTTAATAGCTTCAATAGCTCCTTCTTTCCCAAATAAACTTTGTCTACCACCAGCAGCTAACGTCATAATGTCACTAAGACCACCTTCACCTTTGGCTAGTTTGAGAGCTGCATTACCCTTTTGATATACGGCAGCAAACGGTTGCCAAGGACCAGGTATTACAGCTGCAATAGGTGCAACTTTTTTAACTACTTTTTTAACGCTTTTAGCTATCTTTTTTAAAAAACCAAACTCTGCTTGTCCTGTAATAGGGTTTATGGACATGCCTTGACCAACAACATATTCATTAGGATCTAAACCTACAGCGGCCATCTCCTTTCTAATTATTGATCTTGTCTTGTCAGATATGACTGGTGGAACCACCATTTCGCCTGGTGCAACATGAGCCATAAAGCGGTCTTCATTACGCCCCAGGGCCGCT